AAAGAGGTTACAAAACCATAAAGAAAAGACATCGACGCATTTTTGTACGGTCTGTCTATCATTTTTATCTGATCTGTATTGATATGAAAATAAGGAGCTGCAATTACGCCCTCACTTTCACCACCTAAAACTAAATCTAAATTCTCTGTTAATGTAGATTGATCATAAACCCTGTAACCATCTAAATATCTTCTAAAAGTCAAACTGCCATCTACGGCTAACTCCGTTGGTCTATAAATAAACCATTCGCCAGAACTTTGTACTAATACGGCAGTCCATAACTCTAAAACAGATCTAAGAACCTCCTCGCAACTCATAGGATTAAACTGGTCATCCTTTAAAAACCGTTCACTATTTACATAGCATTGATCTAGCGGATCGTATGTATCGCCTTGCGTCATGCTATCTTCAAAGATATTTACGCAAGTATTTAGATACAATGCAGGTGCTTCTAACCTTACCAAACAGGCCTGAATGACCTCTATAAAAGTTTGTTTACCTAGATAGAAATTTCCATCATTCTGTACATAGGACAGATTTTTTAGCAACCCTATTCCATCAACCGCATTTACAGAAATAACATAAGGCGGAAATGTAAAAGACTCCTGACATCCATCTGGAATGATAAATCCTTGCCAGATTAAATCCTCAAACTCGCCTGGACTAACATAACAAACGCCATTTGCATTTGCATAGGCTTGCCCCTCTGCCGTAAATCCGCTATCAGCATCTGCTAGAGCCTGAGCTGCTGCCTGACTTGTCACGCTATTATAATTTTTAGTAAAGACCTCTAAGGATCCCTCACCAGATGCGCAAGATGTTTCAAACACCGCTGAACGGATAGCGGTATATTCTGTAGCTGAATGAGTACTTTGCAAAAAAACATTTATATCAGTTGTAGGTATAATAGTTGTATCCATTGCAAAAGGGAATATGACAGACCTTTTAGTTGGTATTCCTGTAATTTCTAAATTAACACCATTATTACCTGATGTCGATGTGTAACTAAATGATTTAATTAAAACAGTATCGCCACGATTAATATAAAATGATCCGGATGCACTATTAAACTGATTGACTATCTGAACACCATTTACCAATATCTCTAAGTTTGCATCAACTCCTGATATATCTTCTTCTAATTCCCAGTTAATAATTAATGTATTCGGAGTTTCTTTGCGATAAATTTGCACCATGAACTCACGCTCATTCTCGCTATACAAATCCTCTAGCTCAAAGTCCTCAGTTGCTATTAGATTTAACGTACACTCAGAACCGATAATAGGCTCTAGCTTATTACTTGATGTATTTTGATAGTTAATCTGTATAGGATTCTGCTGAGCCTGAATCTCTGTAGATTCACCTGCATAATCTAACTGCGAGATACTGCACAAATATTCATCTGGCAACCCATCAACAATCCGAGTATCTCTGTCCGAATAAAACGTAAAATAATATTTTTGACTGTAACTCATGGTCCGAACCTCTGTAATTTAGCACCTGCTCTGTTTAACACCCCAATTAAGTTAGTGCCTGAAATCTCAAATACAACCCGACCACCGCCAAAGTCCTGAGCAGATCCTGCCGCACTTGTGCTGATTGTAGATGATGCTTGTGGTATAGGTGCCTGTTGTTTCTTTTTAAATAAAGATGCAATCCCTGCAACGGCTGCTACTCCTGCAAGTATTGGTAATAATGCGCCACCTGTGGCAGCCGTTCCAGTTGCTAATGCAGCAGTACCACCACTTGCAGCTGCCGTTCCTCCTGCTAATGCAGCTTTACCGCCTCCAATTTTAAGCAAACTTCCAACTATACCAATTAAACCTTTGCTTTTAGAACCATCTTTTTTATCACCTCCTGATAATAAACTCATTACTCCTTTAGTAGCTTCACTTGCTAAAACAGATAGAAAAGTATTTTTAATTGCTTGACCTAATGTATCAAATGATAGTTTACCATTCATTAACAAATCATCAAAGAATGTTTTAAATGATGTGCTTAACTGTGGTAAAATATTATCTTTTATGTAAAGGTTTAGGTTTTGAAATGGAGTTAATAATGGTGCTTTTATTGCAGCGAATTTATCAACTATTGCCTTAGCTGCAACCTCAGACTGACTAACTGCCAACTCTAAGGCTTCTGGGTCAATAATATTTAATTTTGCTTTTGCCTCTTTAGCTGCCAAGGCTGCGTTAGCTTCAAAGTTCATTAATGAACTCATCATTTCTTGGTTAAATTTACCAGCTTCAGCTTTTAATTTATCTGCCTTATCTTTTGCCTGTTTTACAGTATTATCTTCTTTTGCTTTAGGTGCTTTACCAAAACTTGCAGTTGCTGGTTTACTTAATTCTGCTTGAAATTGTTTTCTGCCATCTTGTAATGCTCTAATACCATCCTGATAAATAGATTGAAATGCTGCTGCAACTTGCTTATCGCCTCCGCCCTTTGATTGTAGTAATTTATCGCCTTCAGCTTTTAAACGTGCTATTGCAGTACCAAAATCATTAGCACTTTTTGCGCCTGATAATGTTGCAGAAACTATATTATTAACTCCTTTTTCAACTGATTGAATAGCGTCTACTTTTATATCCTTTGTGGACATAAATGCTCCCAATGCAGGGATGCCTGTAATTTTACCAACCGATTTTACTAAACCATCTATTAATGTCCCTTCAATTTTGAATTTAGATGCAATATTTAATTCCTTGTTAAATTCTGTTATTGAAGTAACTGCCTCACTTATTATGCTGATTACTGAACTAAATACTCCAGCAGTATTGCTACCAATTGAAACTAGCATCTGATCCCAACTATCAAGTAAGTTTGAAATTTTCCCTGTTAAGGTTTCAGATATAACTGCCATAGATCCAGATACACCCTCAGCATTACCTAGAGATGTAACATAGTTTCTAATAGCCTCAGATGATTTATCAACTGTGGTTTGAACGCCTTTAAAGGTAAATATCACCTTATCCCCAGCATCTTGGGCCCTTACACCAAACTCTTTTAACCTTTCAAATTCGCCTGTTTGCGCATCTAATATTGCCTCAGCTAATTGATCAAATGATTTACCGGTACTAGATGCTAAATCTCCTAGTTTTCGCATCTCATCACCAGTAGGCTTAAATCCTTGGTTCGCTAACTTTACAAATGATGCAGTTAATTCTTGAACGCTAAATGGAGTTTTAGCAGCAAAATCTTCTATTTCTTTTAGTTTTAATTTTGCTAAAGCATTAGATCCTAAAGTATTGCCTAAAACCGCACCAAACTTTTCAAACTCAGCCGTTACTGCTAAAACCTCTTTGCCAAAACTAATAAAAGCACCTACACTAAATGCTCCTGCAAAAGCAAGACCTGCGGTTTTAAATGCACTACTAGCAGTTGATGAAAAACTTTTTAAATCTGTTTCAGCACCATTAGTAAAGCCTTTTAATTTTTTTTGCGCACCCTTTAAATCTTTATCTAATTGCCCTAAAGGTGCGCCAATAGGTATCTCAATTCCTTGCATCTTCTAAGTATTTAAGCATCGCCTTATTCATTTGTTCTTTAATTATATCCATGTCTGCTATCTCATCATTTTCATAGATAAAAGCCATGAACTTTTTAAAGCTTGGCATTCCTTTATTAACATGTACTCTCATGCCATTCCATGTTGCCCATCCTATGCGCTCCCAGTCCTTTTTTTCTTTATTAAAAAAGCCTTGACATTTAAGAATATATTGATTCCATGTCAAGGCGTAAAAGTCATCAGGCATCAAACCGAGTTCTCCAAAAGCAAAAGTCAACACATCTTTATTCCAATTTAACTTTCCTGTTTGCTTTTTTTTTGCTCGGTTACCTCTGTGTTTAAACCTAACACTCTAAATACTTCTTTAGAAACTGTCAGGATAAACTCACCCCCTGAGCCTCCAGAGTTATCAATCCAATCGTGAACATCAAACTCTGTGAAGTCTACGATCTCGCCTTTCTTTAGTATAGGGTAAGCCGATGCATGATAAATAAATACTCTGAGGAATGGCAGTAATTGCTTACCTAACAAATCTGATAAATCAGTTACCGATGCATCAAAGTGAGTAAGCGTATGCTCCAAAGCGTAATTGCCAAAGAACATCTGCCTGTCGACCTCACTTATTTTGTACGTTAAATGTCCCTCCATTTAGTAACCAGGATATGGATCAGTTGTGGTAATATCGCCATCGCCTAACAGAGTGCCAGTAAAGGTAATGAAATCACCCTCTGCGCCTGTAATCTCTAAAGCACTAAAGTAAGCATAGCCATACTGCGCACTAAAGTTAGGTTCTTCTGTGCCATCTGTTTTAAGTAACGCCACTTGAAACTCGGTTAAAGTCTTTGCTCTTGCAATAATTGATATACGATCCCATGATGCTTTAGCGTTATCACCACCAGCACCTGACGTATCTGTAAAAACACCCTCAAAAGGTATCTCAAAAGAATAGGTTGTCGGTTTGCGTCTGGTCACTCCAGGATCGCATTTGGTTACTGTTTCTGCGAAATCCCAGCTTTCGGAAATTCCGTTTGATGTTAAACACGCTACAGGTTTCCAAGCGCCGCCTGTCCTGATATATAGCATGAATAAACTGCCTGAATAAAATTGCTCGTCTGCCATTTTTAGTTTCTATTTAATTTGTGTTGAAAAGTTAATATGTATTGAAATATGTTTTCTGTTTCTGTTTCTAGTATCACTTCATTTGTTAATAGTTGTAAGGTTTCAACATTTATAAAGTTACTTAAAGTTAAGTTAGTAACCTGTATTCTGTTTTGTATCTCTTCACTAATTACCATTGCAAAACTTAAATCGCCATTACCATTTGGATATTTAGTGACTATCTGCACGTTTATTGTGCAAAGATACCAATATCCGCACTTTGTCTGCTCTTGCAATCTAGTTTGGCTTGATAAAATTACATATTTAGCCGGTACATTCTTTAAAGGTGCTGATTTACTGTATACTGGAATAGTAACGCTACCGACTATTAAATTGGCTAGAGCGCTCTTATATGCATTCAGTATTGATAAATTAGCATCTTTCATTTCTCAAATGTAATTATTTTTTTGCATTATATTTTCGTGTCTGAACTTCCAATACTTTTCTTAAAGTTTTGGGATATTGTTGGATGCCCTCTAAGTAGCTAGGAATAAAAAAAGGCTTAGCCGGATAATTTCTTATCCTTATTCCTTTGCCCTTGAAAGGTGCAGCCATGTCTGAAAAGCCATTTGGTATAATAACTCCGCTTCCCGTTCCAAACTCAACATAAGCAGCATAAGGAGCGTTAGCAAAAAAGAATGATCTATTAAAACCTACTCTAGCAGTTGTTTTTCCTATTGACTGTCTTAACTGACCTAGATCAACAACTACTCTTAACTGCGCTTGAGTAACCATGCCCTGCGTAGTTTCATTAGTCACCGCAACCGCTGTCCTATTAGCATCTTGACCAAACGAATCAATCTGAGATAAAAGTTTAGAGATGTTTATTTTAGACGCCATTATTATCATCCGTTACAGATGCCAGTATCTCATAAAAACGAAACGTGTCATCTACATTCCTAATTGAATGAATAGTGAAAAAATTTAACTCGTAAAGGATTCGCATGTCCTTTGTAGGTGCAAAGTCTTTTCTATACCGTATTGTAAACCTAAAGACTTGATTTATGACCTGTTCTTGCGCTTGTAACTGTCTATTGCCATCGTATGGCTTTATGTTTGACCATGTAGCCAATACAGGCACAAACGTAATCACGTAATCCTGATAGGCATTTTCAACTGAGCTGAACGTGCCAAATGTAATTCTTTTGTCTAATCTGCCCGGATTCATTAGAATAAAGTTATGCGTCTATATGGTGAAAGCAAAAGAGTTGCAATCGTAGGCATACCCACAACTGGATTATCCCTGTTCTCGTAATAAAAAGTTATCATTTCTTTTATTGCAGTTTCAATATCGTCTGGCACATCAGATCCGCCCTCATAATTCCATCCATAACCAGCGACATAAGTAACTGTGTTAAATCCCGGCGCTCCGGATATTACTTCTGTGTAGCCTTGCGTTTCGATTGTTTCAAATGTCAAGTCATCCATATCAGGATTCTTAACAGACTCAACCGCAATCAAAGGATATTCATATATTTTTAGCGCACCTGTTGCTGGAGTTATTGCAGTTAATTGCCTTTGCCATAATACTTGCAAAGTAAACTGTTCAGCTTGATTTACCGCAGATTTTATTAATGATGTTATTAAGCCATCTTCGATTGTGTAATCTAGGTCTAATCTCAGGTACATCTTCGCATCCGCTAGGCTCACTACATTTAACTGGTTCATTCTGTTTAGGTTTAAAGGGTTGTTTTAAATACTCTTTTTTTTCCATTACGATAATGCTAAATTACATATTTTATTTAACCAATTTTCAAACTTGGGTAATTCCTCCGCAGGATCTAATTGTTTTGCCCTCTCTAAAGGCGTTTTCTTAGTCTGGATTGTATCAATGTTAGAAATAGCATCTATCCAACCATCTATATCGTTTCTCTTGACAAATATCCCTGCATCTCCAAGACTATCTCTGAATCCAAGTATATCAGATGCAATGACAGGAATATTGCAACAGAGAGCCTCTATTTGAGCCATTCCGTAACTCTCATACTCGCTTGGCGCAATAAGTACCTTTGTCATGGCTAAATATTTGCGAACATCATCAATTAAAGGTACATATTTTATATTCCTGACTTTTTCGTCTTTTATCTGATGATAGTAGCCACCTTGCACCGCCATAAATTTAACTTTAGGCATTCGCTTTGCAATCTCTATTAATATCTGACCGCCTTTGTTTTCGTTATGGTTTATCAAAGTGACATATTCTGCATTTATTCTATCTGTAGAATAATCTCGGTAATCTATTGGCGCATACAAAGTATAGGTTTCC